ACAACTCAATATACTGCTCAATCACCTCTTGTACGGCATCCTCAATCAACTCTGCGGCGTTAGAGAGTCTTCCCTGTGCAGCTGCTATAAGCGCTTCGGATTGTCTTCCTGAAGTCACATTAGAGTTTGCTGCGCCATTGGCTGAATCAAACATGCCGGGGATTTTCTGCATCATTTCCAAGAAGTGCTGGATGTACTGTAGAATTCCCGGGTTAGGCGGAACACCCTGTAGTTCCTTGACTTGGTTTACGTCACCCTGTACCGGCAGCATAGCGCCGGGTTTGCTTCGGAACCTCTTCCAAATAGTCTTGAACGCTTCGGTTATGCTGGCTCCTGTGCCGTATACGATGACGCTATTACCCATCTTCGCGGTGACTTCAATTGCGAGCTCCACGAACCGGTTGTAAAACGTCTGAGGTGCGATCATGTCCCGCATGTAACCCTTGCCCCACGGGTTGTTTTCTTCCGGGAACAACGTGCGTGCAACAATAGGGTATTGACCATGATCGTACACATAGGCTTGGTGCTCCAAGAATACCCCGTTTGTGGTCACGTATAGGAAGTGGATACCTTTTGCGTCCCCCTTGGACTTTTGAATACTCTCTAAAGGGTCTTTGCCTTCTGCTAATTGCTGTGCCGCCAGTTCCGTGAACATTTTTTTGTTCTCATCGCTCATATACTTAGGCTTTCCTTTGTACATATACCTCAGCACATTGGCGGTTGTCCGGTTATCTTCATTTTGGTTAGATGTGCCAACTATTGTTTCGCTATCAGCATCGAATATTTCCGTTTCGCTTGAGCGATTATCTGCCTGTACTTTTATACCTTGCTTGGGCCACCGTTCCCGAATATAGTCCAGCGTCATTAAATAGTTAATGATGTGAGCGCGACCTTTTTGAAGGTCAATAAAATCCTTGATGGCTGGATCTGGAAAAAAACTTCCGAAGCTGATTGGTAGGATGTCATTTTGACCAATAAAACGATTCATCCCTCGTCCACCTTCAATGGTGGGATCATGCATAATTTCATACAGCAGTGGCCCATGAATTACCATACGCCGTACTGCACGGATGTGCTTTGGCTTAAACTTGATCTGGTTTAGTTCCCACGGGATGAACACGTTCAGCAGTCCAGCGCGTTCCTCGTCGTTTGGCTCGGTAGCTTCAAAGTCCGGCGTAGGTACCCACCCTGTCAGACGCGCGATGATGGACTCGATTTGGCTCCATGCGTAGTTACCGGCATACTCCATACGTTCCGGGTATGGTCCATTGTCCGGTGGCCTGAGTCCCTTCCAGTGATCACCGTCCCATATCTGCTGTTCTTTACGCCATACCTCGTCCTGTGGGCTGCGTTTAGCCTTGAACACACGGTAATCATAATCTGCCATTTGCCATAGTTTTTGTTGATCCGGCGTGTTGATCTCCTCATCGTTTGGTTTCGGTGGCTCGGTGGAGTTGAATATACCTTTTACCTCGCCAAATACTTCAGCTGCTTTATCGAGTAGCTTTGCCAATATCTCACCCCCTATTGCAAAATAAAAAGCCGCCCATTAAGGCGACTCATTCTATATCCTTTGCATCAATTGTCTCTCCACCCCATGCGCTGTAGAACTCTCTGGCAGCTGTAGGTGGCTCTGCGTTAACTTCTGCATACGTTACAGGTTCGCTGTTGATTAGGCGCTGTATGGTGTCTTGCTGCTTGTCTACTGTTCGCTGTAATCTTTCATGCGATCGCACAATATGCCACGTAAACACCAACAGGGTGACGCCCAAGAATATTGCAATCCAATTCAGCATAATTCACCCCCATGCGCTATCCATATTCAATCCTGCAAATTCGTCGAAGTCTTCCAATTCGGATACATGTTTCTTTGCTTCTTCTGAGGCGTTCCAAGGATCTAACCCGACGCCAATAGCTGGTATTAACTGTGCCAGTGCTTGACTCATAGCGTCCACCTGATCGGCGTACTGACCATTTGGGAAGCTGGCGCACTCTTCAACAAAGTCATGCACCCACTCAGACTGCCTAGGTATCCATATGTTACCTGATTCAATCCATGGTGAAATAGATGATACCCGTGCTTCCTTTCCACCTGTACCACTATCGGCTTTGACGGGAATGAAACCACCAATTTTTTTGTTTAACATGGATATAATGGCTGAACCGTTGGCCTTGTCTTCGATATACTTTGCCCCAATGTTCGGATGCTTCTGTAAAATATTCATGATGGCGCGTATGGTGGTTACAAAGTCCATTCTGGCGGTGTTGTTGTCGATCATGTAAATGTAACCATCTTGTCTGCCCCATACCTGTATAGAGCATTTGGCGCTATCTTTTGTATCTTTGAACGATGCGTCCACGGATAAAATTAATTGATCCATAACCGGAGCAGCGTCATAGTACTTCCACCAGTCGCGCTTGATCATGTTACCCTCTTGTGCGGTAGGCCGTCCCTGGTATAGCGCATTAAATGATCCAGGGTAACCCTTACGCACTTCGATGAAGTCATACCCATATCGACCGGGCCATAACGGTTCGCCTACCTTGCGTCCTAACGGATCGTTTTCTTCGGCTTCCAACGGAAGATTAATTACTTTCCACGGTAGAGGCTTGGCATACTCTGGATTTAAGAGTCTGCCGCATAGATCATCCTCGTGCCATCGCGTCATGATCAATATAACGATGGCCCCGGGATGGATACGCGTGGAGATGGAGTCTTGCCACTCCTGCCAATGTTTCTCTCTGATTGTCTCAGAGTTAGCCTCCTCACGGTTCTTGATCGGGTCATCAATAATGATGCAATCGCCCCAAGATGATCCGGTTACCCCGGACATAATCCCTCTGGACATCATACCGCCGCGCGTCTTCTTACCGTCCACAGCTACGGCCCATTCACTTTTAGTTTGTGTGTCTCTGGCTACCTCGACATTAAATAAATCCTTGCCGTGAGCGACCATCTTATCTTTGTTGCGGCCTCCGAACTTCTCTGCGAATCCCTCGTTGTAAGATACCTCTATGACACCTTCGTCTGGAAAGCGTCCTAAGAAGTAACTAGGGAACGTCTCAGTGGCATGCATCGACTTGCCGTGCTGCGGCGGCACACTGAGCATGATGAATTGTGTTTCTACCGGTATATCACCAGCAAGCATCTGCACACGCTTATCAATGGCATCGTTAAGTACGTTGCAAATGTATTCCCCGTGCTTGGTATACCCGTACATGCTACCGTGAGTGTATTTCACGTAGTCGTAATAGTTACGCGATGCCTGATACCGTTCCTCTTCTTCAAGAAGAAGTATCAGCTCCAATTCTTCTTCTTCGGTCAAGCTCACGGATACGATCCCTCCGTTCCTCTGGGGTCAGGGTTGTTGCATCAGTGTTCATGTTGTGGTTAGTAGATTCTACCTGCTGCTTGTCTGTCCATCCCATCTGTTTCAACGAAAAAACGGCCATTGTTGGGTTTAACTCGCCCTTCAACGCGCCGCGCTCTAATGCTGTCTCTTTTTTTGCCGTACATATTTTTATGAGAGTCGAGAAATCGGGGCGTTCATACAACAATTGCTTGGTAATTCCATTCTTATAAGCGAATTCCGCAACGATTGGAATGTCCTCTTCGGCAATGTATTCCTCAAACTTTTTCACTAATTCATCAATCAGATCCTGCGAATACTTTGGTGGGGCGCCTCGTTCATACCTTTCTGCACCCGGATCAATTTCTCTTACAATCTTGTCCGCTTTCTTCCAGTCCACATTCAGTGCCTTGGCTATAGCGTTGATTGATTTGCCTTCGGTCAGCAGGGCTTTTGCCTGCTCTATCATTTCTGTTGTTACTCCTGCTGCCATTGTGTTCACCTCCCTCTAATCTAATTTTGTACCGCAGAATGGGCAATAATTTACTTCAGCTTGACAACACCCATCATCTACAGTCATCCACCATCCCTTCTCGTCTAGCACTCTGACGATACGGCACTCTCCAATGCGATCTAATGTGTCATTCTTTTGACACCTGTGTTCCATTGCCTTACCCCCTAATCACTTAGTTTGATATGATCAACTTTGCCATTTGTTATTTTTACTGGTGTGAATGAATGACCTGACAAGTGTGTCGATGTGATCGCCATATCTTCATGACCAACTGAATTAACTTCAGGATCGCTCCACAATGCCGCAAACGAATATACTTCGTGTGGTTCATTTGCTGCTTTAATCAGCATTTCACCGATTTTCTGCATGCTCTCTGCATTCGTGAATATCTCCATCATATTTGTCGTGTTTCCAAAGTGTGTGCCTCTCACTCTAAACATGAGTTGTCCTGTTGATTCTTGTGTACCTGCGCTTACGATAATTCCACCATTGTTAATGTGTAAGTATACTTGTTTCATCACTTCACCATCTTTCTGCTGTATTTACGATATAACCCCCGCAATTTCGGAGACTCATTATTCCTGTAACAACGTAATTACGCTATGATGGGCTACCAATCACCCTGAAATAGATCGTTGTGCCGGATCCCACGAACCCAATGGACCCCAATACGTTGATGGATAGCACCACTACGCCTGACATCGTCCTTGCTCTGGCGCTTACATACTTACCTGCAAGGTTTAGCTCAGCCATTTGAGCGTCAGGCACGTTAATAGCCTGTGCTGCGTTACTGACTGTGCTGGGTACGGCGTAGTCTATGGTGCTTAGTAGCATGTTTCCTGTACTCAATCCATTGTCCGTGAGGTAAAAGGTAGCGACTCCGCTTGCGTTGGTCACTGCGGATCCGATGATTTCCCACTTGGGTCCGGCGTTCATGTTAGTTCCGTCAAAGTTCAGGACGTTGATGATCATGTCCCTTCCTCCACATGGATGTTCTTGCTTGTGGCTGTATCCCCAATGGCCCGGATCTCTACCGTTGGAATGTATTGACCAATCGGCCATGTGATGGACTGTAGTGGCATCAGCAGTTCGCTGTTTGCCGTGGTTGCTGCGCTGGCTCCAATCCTGATCCACACTTTGGATGTGGGGGATTGGTTTTGTATCCTCAAATACTTGCGGCTTGAGTTGGCCGCTATAAGCGTTGTAGAGGCGTTCGTGACCGCTACGGTACTTTGTGTAATGGTCAAGGCTTGTACGCCATGTGTGACGCTCAGATTGGGTATGGACGCTATGGTAAGGTTGGGCATCACGCTTATTGTGAAGTTTGGCAGGCTGTCCACGTTTAAACTGATGATGTCCGCGATGGTGAGCTGTGGAATGGCTGTGATTGCTCGGTTACCGTCCTGCTGATTGGTGATGTGTACGTCTACTGTGTCTGCAATGTTCAGATCCCCGGCGAACTCTACAGGCCCTTCGATGTTCATCACAATCGCTGCGGCGGTTTCGCTGATCTCCGAGAGGAATTGGCTCAGTGTAGGTCCTCCCAGCAGCTTATAACTGGTCTTGTTGTTCATCATCACTTCAAAGTGTGTTCCCCAGTTCTGAAACCTCATGATCTCGTCTGTGGGTACGCCTACCTCGGTGCCGTCTTCTAAGGTGAGTTTTATAAATGGTTTTGCTGTAGCCACTATCTCACCACCTGATAGGATATAAATATCATGATCATTAGTATCCAATAGAGATATTTTTCTGAATGCCTCAACCCTATCCGGCCTCCACTTCGTTAAGCCTATTCGGTCTGACTCGATGGCGGCTTTGCCGCAAAACACAAAAAGAGCAACGACGCTATGCCGTTACTCTCTCTGCTAATCTGTCTGGGTAAACCCGTGCCAGTGGGGGCGGTCCTAACTTTGCCTGCCTCATATCCCCGGTCCGCTGGGGCTGCTGTAATACTCCCTGATGGATTTGAACCACCGGCTGATCGCATATAAGGCGATTACTCTACCAAGCTGAGTTAAGGGAGCAAAATGTAGCGCCAGCCGATTAAACCAGCGCCAAGGGGTAGGTGTGAATCATCCAAGTGAGAAGAAACAGAGTGGGCGGCGACTGCGCAAGTAGCTATCTGCCGCCCATGCCCATGTTCCTTATACTACTATTTTAGCATTTCGTATGGGGAATTTGTGGGCAATAATGGGGAAGAAATGGGTAATTACGCCGAAGGCTTGAGGTCTTCAAACATGTGATCCAAGTTGTTTATCTCCATGTAATCCTGACTAATCGGCAGCAGCGCTTTACATAAGCTGTTGATGGCCTTTTTGTGCTGCGTGGACACTGTCTTGCGGTCCTTGTGAAGCTTATCCGCAATCTCGCCAAGGTTAAGCCGGTTGCGCTCCATGTATTTGTCACGGATGATGGAACGCTGTTCGTCACTCAATACAAAGTCTACGGCTGATTCCAGCAGACCGACAACACGTGTGTATCTTTCCCGGTCATACCATGTGTTGTAGTTGCTGATGTGCAGTGGCTTTCGTTCTGCGTACACGTTGCGGTTAGTGTATCTTGCTTCCTGCTCTCCCCCAAGGTTCATCAATGCAAACTTGTAGGATCTATAATCTGCCAGCAGCTTAATCACTGTGTTGTTGTCCATGTTCTCCCTCCTTCAGTGGTTCGGTTGTGATAAATGCCACTTCCCTAAATCCCTCAATACGTTTGCACACTTCACTTATACGACCCAATGACTTTATGGTCGAACGATTGATAGACCATCCCTGACGATCCTCATCATAGTAGATAAGCACATGCTCATTTTTGCATATGACTAGCATGGATTCTTCCGGCTTCATTGTGCTGTGCTTGATGATCATGTGCTCACCTCCTACTCGTTTATTTTCTTAAGCAACCGATCTAATGGATGCGATTTGGTCGACTCTGGCTTTGAGCTCTTCGAATTCTTCGCGTGTAACTGGCGATCCAGCCACTGTTGATGCCTCAGCAGCCAATCCAGGCTCTGTGGGGCTCTCGTCTTCATCGTCACGAAAGGCAGGTACAGTGAGTGTTAAGTCGCTACCCACGGGAACATTGCTCGTATGATCTTCTTCAACAACGGCTGCGGTTCGAAACGATGGCGCTTCTTCGCTGGCCACCACCCGGTATCTCCCTTTCATAGCTGTTGGAGCATTTTTCATGTCTCCGTTCATTGCGTAGTACGGAATCTCAATGGTTTCGTCTGTTGCAGCCAGTTCGGCTAAGTATGTGTCCCGGCGGATATCGTCTTTCCAGCGGATGTTATAAATGATTGGCTTGGCTTCTTCTTCCTTACGCCGTTCTTCTTCCCAAATCTCCCGGGTACTACGCACGTCAACTTCAACAACTTTAGATGCTGCTGCAGCGCCGATAGCAATTTCCTTGCGTAGATCGTCCACTTGGCTGTTCAATCGTTCTACTTCCGCCTGTTCTTCGCCCAGCATCCGCGTAGCGTTAGTAAGACGGCTGTTCAGGTCCGCAATCTCCAGTGTCTTGTTGCTAAGTTCCAGGTTAAGTTGCTCGTTTGCTGCCTCAGACTGGTTGTATTTCTCCTGTAGCGCGGCAATTGTAGCTTCAAGTGTATTCGTATTGGCAAGCTCAGCCTGTTTCATCTTTGCTACAGCGCTTTGAATCACGGCATTTACGTATCCATACGAGGCTGCAGCTTTTTCTTCCGTGTAGTTCACAAATAAATCTTTGGGATCCACGCCTTCGAAGTCCAGACTGTCCATGAACTTCGCGACCTCATTGGTTACCGTCTCTTGCTCAGCAGCCTTTGAACGTTCCTCCAGTTCCAACTCAGCAATGCGGTTTGAGATCCGGTTAAACTCATCCCCCGGTGGGAGTTCTGCTAATCTTGCCTTCAATTCCTGCAGTGTCGCCGTTGTCAAATCCATGTATTTCACCCTTTCGCGTCATATACGTTCATATTATTGATTATTACCTATATTATACACTATTTCCCGGCGTTATTGTACAAATATCTTTCGTTTTCTCACGTTTTCATAGAATTAATCATGCCGTTTTTAGATCATTCACGCCTTTATGCAGGATCTTACTTGCTTCGGTATACACGACCACAGGAGGCTCGTACAGCGCACGTAAGCTCCGCTGGTGTGTTTGCTTGTCCAAGGTGATGATCGTGCCTCGATGGGCTCCACAGTCGTCTACCAGCTGATATCCAGTGCCAAGGTTGATCCATGCTGCTCTCATGCGCTTACCTCCTTGATATAAAGATCTGGGTGAAGGTTCATGAACAGTTTTCTTTTCAGTAAATAAACAGGATTTCTAACTCCCTTGACGTCCTCGATTTCCTGATGTCCATCTGCATAGGTGACCAAGAAATCTGCCTTGTACTTTATAGCCTGCACGCGCTCTCCTGTAGCCTCGTGACGGAATCCGGGCATCAATACATAGGTTGGCTGCAAAACGACCTCTGTGACCTCTCCAGCGCGTTGTAGTAGCATAAGCTCGCGGTACCTCTTGGCCTCTGCGCGGGAATCGAAGATAATTTCGTCAACTTGCGTCTTTTTTGCCCCGTACTTGTTTGCCACGCTTGGCACCTCCCTGTTGGCGCGTTGGTGGTGTGGCTATACTGCTGTAGCTGCCGTATGGCCGGGTAGGTGCTCCGTACTTGGCAATCACTTCGGCCAGTTGCTCTGCGGTTAGGATGTATGTGGTTACCTCACTGTGGACGGTCTCGCGGTTCGGTGGTGTAAAGCTTGATACGATCGGCATAGGGGAGACGCGCTTATGCTTCTTTTGTTGGCTGATCATCGGTTATTACCTCCAGTTTGTCTAAACGGTAATATGATCGTGGCTCCCAGTTGCTGCGGCTGCGGTCGTAATCCGGGAAGTAACAAAATGCTCTGAGTCCACTCTTTGCTATATCATCAACAATGCCAATTCCAAAATGCTTATTGTCCTTATGCCTCACCTTATCCCCCGGCTTGATGTCTGGCTGTACTGGTGGTGTGGGAGAAAAGGTGCCGTATTCTATCTGTTGCAGCACAACGTATAACGCCCCACCTACCGGCCCTGGATATTTGTTTTTCATGTCAGTGAGGTATGAAATTAGTTTTTCGCTGTCTATCAGTTTCATGGTCTGTCTTCCTCCCCTACCTCGAATTTGAGTGTGTTCTCCTGGTAACCCATGTTTTTTATATGTGCTGTGACTTCAATTGTCTTGATAGGTTCGTGATTAATAGTGAATTCTTCTTCTGGTAGGTTGATATGGGCGTAGTGAGTGACCTCTGTTATACAAGCTCCGTCCCAATCGTTAACCCATATTTCATTTTCAAAGTATCCTGTCCATGGGATTTTACAATCATCTATCAGCATGTATCTCTCCCCGTTCTCTGGAGGAATCGGCGGATTCGCCGGGTCATACTTGATCCAAGGTATCATGTGGGTTGTTCCTTTCTTTATGGGGAGCCAGACCTGTTCCGGCCCCCGTTTCACTGGGTAATTCAGTCGAATTGAACGCCTTCGGCCAAATCCTCATCTTCTTCCTGTTCTTCAACCGTCCGTTTGATATGGACATATACTTCAGCCTCACACTCAGGGCAATCGAATTCTTGCATATTGTTTACCATGTCCGAACTATCGCCCATTTCCTTGCTGATGTTCTTTCCACACCGAGGACAAAAGTTGATGTGTCCGTATTTCCAACCATTCAGCGTGCCTATCGGCTGCAGGACATGATTGTTGTATTGCCCCGTTGGACTGAGCACATGCTTGATTGCTTCCTCCCGAGCTTCCTCTGCCGTCAATTCCTTACTGGTTTCAGCAGTCACCGTTAATTCATTGGATTGTGCGATGATTCGATATAATTGCTTTTGGCTCATATCCTCTTATCCCCCTTATACCTCTAGTAGTTCTGGATTAGTGTAAACATCACCGATTACCTCTTCGTCCAGGCAATCATACAAAGGCATATCTCCGGCCAAGAACATTCCGTGCTTGTATTGGACTTTCACCTTAACACTCAGTCCGGCTTGC